CAAGGGTCACCAGCAGTTGCAGGCGGGCAAGGAATCGCTCAAGTCGAACATTGGCAAGGCGGTGGTCGCCACGGGCGCCGCCGCCGTGCCGACAATGATCAGCGCGAACTATCAAGCGGTCATCCGTGACATTGCGATCAAGGCCGATATCGTCAACAAGCCGGAGGAGCGGCAGCTCACCCGGACGGTGATTGATACGGCCAAAGATACCGGCATGTCCCGCAATGACGTGGCTGACCTGGTCAACCAGTTGGTCGGTGCCGGCATGGAGCTGGACAAGGCACTGTCCTATGCCCCAGTCGCGGCCAAGTTCGCGATTGGCCAGGGGTCTTCGGGTGTCGACACGGCGTCGATGATCCAGGCGCTGCAGCAAAACGCCAAAATCAACGACCCGAAGGTCATGCAGCAGGCGCTGGAGGCTATTGCCTACCAAGGTCAGGCGGGTAGCTTCGAGGCCAGCGACATGGCCAAGTGGTTCCCGCAACTGCTCGCCGGCATGGAAAAGAACGGCATCACCGGGCTGGATGCGGTGACATCGTTGGGCTCGATGCTGCAGGTCCAGATGAAGACCGCCGGCAGTTCGGACGAAGCGGCAAACAACTTCAAGAACTGGATGGAGAAGATCGGCGCTGGTGATGTGGTCAAAGCCTACAAGGATGCTGGCATTGACTATCAGTCCTCGCTGAACACCGGTTTGCAGAAGGGCATGAACGTCATCGAGGCGTCCATGGCCCTGGCCATGAAGTACGTCGAGGCGACCGACCCCGCGAAGGCCAAGAAGATCGAGGCGGCCAAGGCCAAGATCGACAAGGAGGTCGACCCTGAGAAAGCCAAGGCGGCGCTGGACGCTCTGGAAAAGACCTTACGTACTGGCGATATCTTCGCCGACATGCAGGTCAAGGCGGCGCTCACTGCCTATGGGCAGAACAGGGGGTTGTACGAGGAGCTCAAGGCCGACTCGCAAAAGGCTTCGGGAATTCTCGACAAGAACCTGGCTGAGCGTCGAGAAACATCAGCGCAGCAGTGGGCCGAGACAGCCCAGGCGGTTGACGACGCCATGCGCAGCATTGGCGATGCGATCCGCCCGGCTACTGACATGGCATCGAAGGGCCTGACAGCCGTCGCGCGTGGCATTACTTCGCTGTCGGACAAGTTCCCGGCTGTCGTGGCGGGCATTGCCGGTACTGTGGCGGCCATCCTCGCACTCAAGACGGCATCCAGCGCGTTCAAGATCGGGCGGGGTGTGTTGAACATCGCGCGAGGTCGAGGCCTGGAGAGGATGGCCGGCCGGGCGGGGGGGGGCGATCGTACGCCCATTGAGCTGCCTAAGACGGGCAGCAAAGTGGTCGATACCGGCCTTGGCCTGCTGGGTAAGGTGTTTGGAGCAACGCCGAAGGATGCGGTGCCGGCGAATGACCCGCTAGCAGGCAGGGATGACACGCAGCGGGTCTTCGTGGTCAATGCCGATGCATTCAGCGGGATCGGCAGTAGCGTCACAAACAGCGCGCCTTCAGCCCCTGCCCGGGGCAGTCGTAGAAGCCGGCGCAGGGCTCGCAGGCGTGAGGCAAGACAAGCTGCTCCAGCCCGGCCCGGGGTGAAGGTTGAGGCGCCCAAGTCGCCACTGGTGAAGCCGGCTATTCCTGTAGCTGCGCCGAAGGTGATGACCGGCGTCGAAGAGTTGGGCAGGGTTGCTCGCTCGGTGCGCGGCGTTACACGTCTGGCCAAGCGATTGCCTGGTGGGAACGTGGTTGACGCCGGCGCTGCTGCGATCGATGTCGCGATGAATGCCACATCTCAGGATGAGAAGGCAGAAGGGTATGGTGGTGCAGTTGGCAGCCTTGCGGGGACTCTAGCAGGCGCGGCGGCCGGGGCGGCCATCGGCTCGGTGGTGCCTGTCATAGGCACTGCAGTAGGCGGTGCAGTCGGCGCTGTACTCGGTGGCATGGGTGGCGAATCGCTGGGTGGGTGGCTGGGCAAGCACTGGTTTGGCGATGAGCAACCCGAGTCCGCCCCCAAGGCAGAGTCAGAAAGTCCGGCAGCGCCTGGGAAGGCTTTACGTGTAACCCTGGCTCCGTCACACAAGGACAAGCCAATCCCCAAGGTTGATACCTCGGTTCCGTTGCCAGCGGCCCCAAAGGCTGCTGTCGTGGCGCCGGTAGTGATCGACAACCGTGAACCTGTCACCAAGCCAATGCCGGCGCCGCCGGTAACGGCCCTGGGAGACACGGTGCGCAGCGCATCAGCCCCGATGCTGCCCGAGTCCAAAGTGTCGTATGACCCGCTTGACCCGGCGTCCAAGGAGCCGTATCAGGTGCCCGCGCTGACGGCCAACAAGGTGAGTTTGCCAGGTGCGCCACTGGTGCAGCCGCCGGCGCAACCCGAACCTCAACCTGAGGCCGTGCCGATCGAGCATGAACCGCCGGCGAAGCTGGGTAATACGCTGCGCGCCGTGACCGTTTCGGCTCCAGCACAACCTGAGCCAGTGACTGAGCCTGATCCGACGCCGGCAATGCAGGAGCTGCCTAGGTTGGGCGACACGGTGCGAGCCGTGGCCACCCCGACCCCGGCTGAGCCTGAAGTGTCGTATGACTCGCTCGACCCGGCGTCCAAAGATCCGTACCTGGTGCCCGCGCTGACGGCCAGCAAGGTGCGTTTCCCAGGTGCGCCACTTGTACGGCCGCCGGCGCAACCGGCTCCTCAGGCTGAAGCCTTGCCGATCGCGCAGGAGCCGCCAGCGAAACTGGGCGAGACGGTGCGAGCCGTGGCCGTTTCGGCTCCGGTGCAACTTGAGCCAGCAGTCGAGCCTGAAGCGGCACCGGCGCTGCAGGAACTGCCGAGGTTGGGAGACACGGTAAAAACCGTGGTTACACCGACCCCGGTTGAACCTGAAGTGTCGAATGGCCCGCTCGACCCGGTCTCCAAGGACCCGTACCTGGTACCGGCATTGACCGCAAACAAGGTGCGCTTCCCTGGCGAGCCTCTGGTGCGGCCGCCGGCGCAAACTGACCCTGTGCCTGAACCTGTGCTGCAGGAAGCACCGAAGTTGGGCAGCTCAGTGCGAGCCGTGGCTACACCGGCGCCGACCGAGCCTGCGGTGTCGTATGACCCGCGCGACCCGGAGTCCAAGGACCCGCACCTGTTGCCGGCTTTGACGGCCAACAAGGTGCGATTCCCGGGTGCAGGCCTGGCGCCGCCGCAAACACAACCGCAACCTTCGCCGGCAACGCCACCGGTGAAGCTGGGCGAAACGGTGCGCGAGGTGCCGGCTAAATCGGCACCGGTGCCTGTGGTGATCGACAGCCGCGAGCGTAGGCCTGTCGCAGAAGGTGTTTCACCGCCAGCTGTCCCTCAGTTAGCAGCCTTGCCGGCCGGTTTCGGTGAAGTGGTGCGTGACATGGTGGCCAAGTTGGCACCGGTGCCACCTCGGATGCCCGAACTGGCTCAGCCAGCTAAAGCGGCTGCTCCTGTGGCGGTATCGGCGCCGAAGGTGGATCAGGCGTTTTCGTTCTCGCCCAACATCAGGATCGATGTGCACGGCGACGTGAAAGACCCGTCGCAGGTCGTCCGTGAAATCGAGTCACCGCTGCGTCGGCTGTTTGAGGCATGGCAGCGCGAAGCATCGGCGCGTATGGCTTCGGCTCAACTGTTCGACGAACCGCATGTTTAAGGAGGGCCTATGGCCTACATGGAGCAACTGGAGTCTTCCCTGTCCGGGCTGGTTTCTGCGGGGGAGGCTGGGCGCAAGGGAGTGGACGGCATGCTGTCCCCACTCAATAGCGCGGTCGGCAGCATCACGGGGGCTGCGTCGGAGCTGGAAAACATTCCGTTCGTGGGGCCTGATGCCGGCGCGTAGCTTGGCCGGATCGTGCGCAGTATCAACGTGGCTCAGTCTCAGGTGGGGCAGGTGGCGTCGATGTATAGCCGAGCAGTGACCGGCGCCACTCAGGTGCAGGAGCGGCTCGGCACGTTCAAGCAGATGGCAGCGAAGGTCACTGCTCAGGCCGGCCGGGTTGCGGGGTTGGTTAGCCCGTCGCTGTCCAACGTGCTGCCTACCGGCGGCCTGTTGGGGTCGGCCACTCCGCCACCTGAGGCGGTCGCGCCTTACCCACACCTGCTGATCATCCAGCCACACGATCCGAAAAAGCAGCCGTATTACTTCAACCTGGGCACGGCCGCCTTTGACGAGCTGCGTCGTCAGACGTCGTTCCGTTGGGCTGGTCAAGAGCGTCTGCGTCGAAGCGTGGCCCAGCAGGCAGTGGGGTTGGGTGAGGAAAAGATCACGCTCAAGGGTGCGATCTTCCCGCACCACAAGGGCGGCATCAAGCAACTGAGCGTGCTGCGTAGCATCGGTCGCAACCTGCAGGCATTGAAGCTTGTTACGGGTTACGGCGAGGTGCTGGGCGATTGGTGCCTAGTCAGTATCGAAGAGGAGCAAAGCCACCTATTGGCAGGTGGCATCCCCCGTAAACAGGGCTTCAACCTGGAGTTTGTGAGCTATGGCAACGACCTGCAGAACGTCTGACGGGGATCTGCTCGATGTGATCTGTCAGCACCATTATGGAAATCTCAATGGCACGGTCGAGGCAGTGCTCGATGCCAACCCGGATTTAGCCAGGGAGGCACAGCCGTACCGCGCCGGCCTGTTGATATTGCTGCCCGATCTGTCGGCGCCGGCTGTTGAGCTGCTGCAGCTGTTCGACTGACCCGGTGTTACTTAAGCGAAGCCCCGCCCAGTGCGGGGTTTCTTGTATCTGGAGTCTGCATGAAACCAACGTATCGAATCATCGCGGACCGCAAGGACATTACCGCGCTGATCAATGACCGCCTTCTGCTGCTGCGGATCTCGGACAAGCCTGGCATGGAGTCGGACGAATTTGAGCTGCGCATTGACGACCGCGACCAGGTAGTGGCGCTGCCAGCGCGGGGAGGGGTGGTGGAGGTTCTGCTGGGTTACGAGGGCCAGCCACTTAAACGCATGGGCGCCTACACAGTGGACGAGGTGCAGTTATCCGGTCCGCCTGATGAGCTGACCATCCGCGGCAAGGCCAGCGACATGCGCGGCAGCGGTAAGACCATCCGAAGCGGCAGTTGGGAGGGTGTGCCGCTGTCCGAGATCGTCACTGAAATTGCCAAGCGCAACGGCTGGGAGGTGGTTTGCCCGGTCACGACGAAGGTCGAGCGGATCGATCAGCGCAACGAGTCGGACTTCAACTTCGTCACGCGCCTGGCGCGGCAGTACGACAGCACTGCCAAGGTTGCCCAGGGCAAGCTGCTGGTGATGCCCCGGCAGGGTGGGAAGAGCACTTCGGGCAAGTCACTGCAGGTCATCACCGTCAACAAGACGGACGTGTCCCGCTATCAGTTCCGGCTGAGCGACCGCAGCACGCAGAAGGCAGTGAAAACCCAGCACCAGGATCAGAAGACCGGCGCTTTGAAGGTGGTCCAGCTCGACAACGACGAATCGCCGGACGGCCTGCCCCCAGTTCACACCGACCGGCATATCTACCCCAACGAGACTGCTGCCAGACAGGCTGCCAAGGCGCGGTTGGCTGCGTTCAACCGCAGCACCGCCGGTGTGC